TACGTTTAATCTTACTATGCATATTGTTAAGTATATGTTAAGAACCTTTGAGTGTTGAAGTACAGAGAACGGCCTAAGGAATTAGAACCATTCTCTAAGTAAGAACCCCTGAGGTTTCGTACTTTCAAACGGACGTCTTATTTGTTATTCGACGTAATCGCGCCATTTGATTAACAACGTTGCGTTGGCTAATAGGCGACCACGATTATTAGCAGCTGTTAATCTCGTAACTTCTCGTTATTGTTACACGCTATGCATAGTGGGCATAGATGATTAAGACCCTCTAACGGCCATTAAATTGCTTACTAGGCAACCCTCAAGTTAAGGTTTAGACTTGGCTTGAGCAACCAAGATAGTACTTATATCAGTAAGAGTCGTAGTTGTCTATCTTTGGGTCTTGAATCATATCGTTAATACGCATTAAATTTTCTTTACGTTGTAAATCACAATCAATCTGAAATTGGTATTCTTCTAGCTTCTTTCTATCTTCTAAACGTTTCTGATAACACTTAGCATCACGACACGTAGATTGAATCCCATTATCGTAATCGTAATGATAGTGCAGGTATATGACATTACTCATTGTCACACTCGTGTAATAGTTCCTTGGCAATCATTTTGTTACAACCTTTGCACCAAATATACGTTGCCATTATTTTAAGTATAACTTTATCACTACAGCTAATGATGCGAGACTTACAAACGCACCAGCAAACATTCCTACTATGAATTGTTGCATTATTTAATCCTTTGCATACACCATTTGCAGAAGCTAGCGTTATAGCACCAGCCACCACAACTAACACATCTACTTATCAAATTTAACATAGTTTTTCACCACTTCGTACAAGTTAGCCAAACCAAACACAGCTAGTATTACACCTGCAAATAGTAATGCGTCTATGTATCTTTGTTCCATTTGTTGCCCCTGTCTTGACTTAGTGTTTTTTTTCTACTATCTTTCTTGCTTCTTCCATATCATCACGATTATGAAAGTTTGACGCTTTGTTAAGTAAGTCTTGTGAAATTGAAAGTCTCAAGACTTGCTCTAGCTTGTATACGTCTTGTGGTTTCATACGCCCCCCTTTCTTAGGTCTTATTGTCGCATAAACAACGCTAATAACACCAGAAACACACCAACAAATACAATTATTGTTTCCATTACTCAACCCCCATAATTTTTGAGCATTGTGGAAATGCTCGACTAAATCCTTGCTTTGATACAAGCATCTGTGCGCGTTTATATTGTTCACGCACAGAAGCTCGTGCTGGGTCGCCAGACCCACCTACCCATTCCCAAGAGCGTTTATCGAATTGAAACAAGCCCCTATACTTGCCTGTTCGATTTACTGCTTCTGGGTTTAATGACGACTCACAAACGGCTATTTTCAGATAGTCGCTTGGTAGCAGCTCAACGTCATCAAAATATGGGTTCATTAAAAGTATCTCTAAAATTGGTCTGTCTTCCAATCTGCAGCTGCCGTTTCAGCCTGTTCGTGGCTTGACGGAAGTCTAGAAGCGTTTAACCAAGCACTAAGGTTATCTGCCAATTGTTGTTGATTGTCTAATTGGTTTTTAACGATTGTGTATGGTGCGAATTCTAGCTTAGAAAACTCCTGCTCCTTACTTAGGAATTGCAGATATTTCAGTAGTTTCTCTTTGTCCCAGTCAGTATAGATACGTTTACAGAGACTATGCAAGAAGTTTATTTGCTTTTCTGTAGCGACTCTATAAGACCCAAAATAGCCCATTTCTAAGCCTTGTCCTTGTCCTGATATAGGCGCAGGGGTTTCGGGGCTAATTTTGCCCTTATTTTGGCTTAAATCGGTATCTGGTGGGGTTTGCCAAGGGTCGTTTTCTGGGTTCACGTTACGTTGTACTTCCTCTCTTGACGCAATACCTTTTGTAACAGCAATTCCAAGAGCTGCAATAGCACGACCCCAAGCACTTGTTTCAAGGGTCATCATTTCAGCCCCTTTTGCAAAGCCTCTAGCAGGTACACGTTCCCAAGCCCAGCCACTTGCATAAGCCATTTTGTCGCGTTCAGGGTAAGCAAACGCTTCACCATAAATGTATGTTTCGCCGTTGAACTCCAGTACACCTTTGTATTGAAAATGCAAAGTGCCCTCTGGGAATTTGTCGTAAAACATTTGTATTCTGTCTTTAACTTCTATGTAGTTTTTTAGATAATCCACTTAATTAACTCCTATAAATAGTCCGTAAAATTCTTGCAATTGTTCCATTTTGTTTATGCAATCACATTTCTCAAAGATGCACCTAGTTCTATGGTAATAATCCATAGTGTGGTAAGCGTGCGCTAAAAGTTGTGATATTGGGTAAAACTGTTTATCTAGCAAAATGCCCCTTTCGTTAAAGAAAGGTTAAGGCTTACCTGTGTCAAAACACGGCATTGAATTATAACAATTTGGTAACGGCTTTAACGCCAGAGTTCGCCCTCGGCTATAAATGAGCCGTCTTTATTAAAAGACACAAGCTCAGGTTTAACTACCCCATCTTGCTCATATACAATTCCAAAACCTGCCGACCAGTTGGCTATAGATTCTTTTAAGTAACTCATTTTTTTAACATCACAAAGATGACCAACTTCTACACCTGTTATTGTTGTTTGATTTGAACCATAACCGTATGTTTGTCTTAAAATTCCCTGCCGATGAGTATGGGAGCAAATAACGGATTTATTTGTTTTCATCGCAAGATTAAGAGCTGTTGCGCCTGCTTGGCTAAAAAGGCGATTTTCATCGCCGTGTGCCAAAAGCCAACCTTTGGTAAATTCTTTCAATGACCTGTTATAAGTTATGTTTATTTCTTTATCGTTATAACCTAAAAGGTTTTCTATTTTGATTGCGTCGATAACTGAAAACGCTGGTGCAAATTTTGATATGTAGCGTTCAATTCTAGCTGTGTGATTACTGCGTTGCATAATGAAAGGCTTACTGCGTCCAATAGCACTACGGAATTCTTTGAGCAAGCCTTTCAAACCTATTATATTCTTTTGTAACGAACCCTCAAACTCTAGGGCTGTGCCTCTTGCATAAGTTGATATTGTTTGACAATCAAGCTCATCACCAACACAAAGTAACTTATCTGGTTTAACGTAATTTATATAATCTAAAAGACTCTCAACGTATGATTTTTTAATGTAAGGATATTGTAAATCTGAAATAACAACGTAACGCTTAATACGTTACCTCTTTCGTTTAGGCTTGCCTAACTGTGTATTAATACTATCTATAGTACTACGAATTTTTGTTACCTCAATCTGTAGGCGTGTCACTTTATCGTTTAATGATGAACCACCATTAGGGAACAATTGTGATTTCATTTTGGTTATTTCAACTGTTGCTTTAATAACTAAAACAAGAACAGTTACAAGCAAACCAATGATGCCTACAAGTTCGTTAATCATTGACCATCAAACCACTCTGGGTCGTAGAAATCATCATCTTCATCTTCATCAGGTGACATCGTAAATTGGTATTTTTCAGCAGCAAAGTTGATAATGCCAAATACTGAATGTTGTGGCATATCTTGATTTGCAACAATCTTTATAGTTTTCTTTTTGCCGTCAAATAGTTCTAAGCAAGCAACAAAGCCTGTTATAAGTTTGCCGTCTTCGTGAGCTGTATTTACCACGCGCACAAGTTCTGCTGCCATTACATCTGGTAGTTCTATTGTTTGTTTTTTAGTTTTAGGTTTGCTCATATTCCAAATGCCTTTCCGTTAAGGTCGCCTGCCTTAGTAAAGGATATATGCAAATGCGAAACGTGAGGGTTAGACCCTTTGTAGACACGCCAAGCCCAATTCTGACGTGGTGAGGCTATTCGGTGCTGGTGAATAATGTAACTTATTCTTTTGTCGCCCTTAAGTGCTATCATCTTGATATTCTCGGCTAGTAGCCACGATTCTTTAAATGAGCCTTTAACAAGGTCTGAGTCAATATCTATAGCACGAACCCACCCATTCTTATCTGGGTTATGGTCTGATTTACGTGCGCTGTGTGATAGGTCGCCTATCCAGCCGTCTGAGCGTTTATCTCGTTTAGGATATTTGGCGTTTATTTCAGAGCGTAATTGCTCAGCTGCTTTACTTAGTCTTAGTTTTTTTAGCATTAGGGTTCATAGCTCCCATTGAAGCAGCTACAACAGCACCTAATACAGCACGATAGTCAAGGGCAAAATCTGTTGCTTGCCAAGCTGCTAGGAAAGCAATTGCAGCTAAAGAAAATTGTTTGTGGTTAAAGGATTGCATTTAGTTCTGCCTCTGTGAGTCCTGCTACTTCTGCAAGTTTTTTAATGGCGTCTTCTCTTGCTTTTTGCTTAGCCTTATACTCCGTTTCAAGTAGTAATGCTTGTGCTTGGCGTGCTTCTTGGTCAGCAAGAAACGCTTCTTTATCAGCGCCTTTAAGTTCTATAACTTGGTCGTCAATGCCAACCATAATTTTTTCTGTTGCCATTTTATCTCCTAAGCGTTGTATGCGTAAGTTGAAAGTGAGCCAGTTATTGTTCCCGAACCAGGTAACAAAGTGTAGCCCGTAAAAGAAGTTGTTGCACTAAATACATAACCACCTGTACGCATACTATAATTAGCCGCACTATCTTGACCTATAGTAATCATTTGTCCAACAGTACGATTAGTTGCAAAAGGGGCTTGAAAATCTATAATAAATCCATGAGCAACTCCACCATCATCTGTTGAGTTAATGTCAAAAGAAGTTTGTCCTGTTGCATATCTATTAGTAGTTCCACCAGAATTTGATTCAATTCTAGCCAAATTGTAATTAGTAGTTGAATTATCTGCACCAGAAACTCTAAAACGAAAATTTAATCCGTCTGCTGTGCTTGTATTTGTAAGATGACACACTATTCTGTAATTGTTGTAGGTTGCACTAAATACATCATTTATAGATTGAGAACTTACTGCACTAAAACTAGTTGTATTCAGTAAAACCATTCCAGCCTTTTTAGTACCAAGAGCTGTATTCATAGCTGTATCAACAGCTACGCCTAAATCGTTGATAGCGTCCCAGCCGTCTTTCACTAAATCAGTTGCGACTGGTACGGGAAATGAATAATTCGAGGTTACACCCATAGTATTAGTTTATCCTTTTCTTAAATAACGTCAAGCCATCTATAATCATTAGCAAGGTTTTGCCATTGAATCGTAGCGTTGTAGTCTTCCCATTGTACGTCAAGTGTTGAGTAAATTGAGTTAGATACGGACATTGTTAATTCAAGGTTCTTGCGTCCTAGTGTCCAAGTCCAGCCCTCGCAGAATCCTTCAAAATATCCCTCAGGTATTAGTCCTACTGGGATATTGTCCAAATACAACAGGGTATCCATTGAAACGCCTAATAAGTTGTCTCTAACTGTGTTAGTCATATCTGAGTGAGCTAAATTAACCGATACGGCTTCAAGTGAGGTTCTAGGTGTTCCACGATAATTAACAAAGTTTGTAGCTTGTTCTGTGGCATCAACTGTTTGGGCAAGAATGGTAGACCTGATTTCTTCCAGCAAACCATAATTGTTAATCGAGGTGTCGTTTTGCGCTGCAACTTCAAGTATTGGGTCGTCATATCTAATAACAACGCTGTTGACAATATCTGCTGTTTGTAGTCTTGTTTGTATGTCAGCGTTTACAAGGTTAGCGTCAAGTTCGATTAAGTTAGTTGCATAATTAGCACTTCTGCGTTCAGCGTCAGCATAGCCAATTTCAAATTCTGGTGTGTCGTATAAATAACCCAGACCTGATTGCTGAGTAATGTCTGTTAATTCGTAAGCTTGTTGAACTTCTGCGCTTCTGGCTAATACTTCGTAACGTCCAGCGTCAATAGTGTCTATGCCTTGTACGCCGTAGTTATCCCAAGTTTCAGTTGTAAAATCATTCCAAGTTAGTGTGTTACTTAAATCTTCCCAAGCAACAAATAAAGTTTCTTCAAGTATTCGTTGTATTCGTGCGCCGTCTAATTCTTCTGGGTAAGCAACTGCACCTGCGTAACGTTTAACAAGTAAACCAAGAGCACCTATAGCTTGTATTTGTAAAGTATTAGGTTTACCACCTAAACCAGCACCCTCAAATCTGTTGTAAATACCTGAAACTTCACCTGTAAACAATTTGACATAAGCACCTGTTGAGTCAGTAACTTCTATGAGTACTGTGTCAAGTAGTTCAACTACTGGGCTTGTGCCATCAAGGTTTAATAATTCTATGTTGCAATAACTTGGTTGAGTTGCTTCAAAGAAATCATTACGACCATAAGTTATTGTGCCGTCTTGTAAAACTGTTGAAGTTTGTACAACTCCAGCAATAGTAACCCTATATGTTGGTGTGTAAACTGTCATAGGTTTATCTGAAACCGAAGTTGAAAGGTTTTATACCTGTTGTTTTGTTTGCTGTGTTTTGAACTTTAGTTATAGTTCTAGCTGTGCCTTGTGGGTCTACAGCACCTTTAATGTTGTAATAATTATTTGTTGTCGTGCCAGCACCTCGTACTGTGCTTGGTATTTGTGCTGCTGTGCCAGCAAGGTTTAATAAATCAGGTGTAGGGTTAATCAAAAATTTACCAATGTCAGGTAAACGATTGTAAAGTTCTATTGCTTTTTCTAAACCACTAATAATGCTTGTTATTGCTGTCAATAATTTTTTGAAACCCTCGCCCTCAGCTGCCCCAGTAACTTTATCAATCATTTCACCAATTATGCCTGTTGTTATACGTATTTGTTCGCCAAGTAAATATGCTGCACCTTTGACGTTATCCATATCATCACGAAATTCAACTGTGCCTGTGCCTACGTCATAAAATGCTTTTCTAAGTGAACCTTTTCCTGCACCTGTTAATCCATCAACAAGTCCTTGCAAAGCAGGTACTAATTGTGTTGTGGCAAAATCTGCAAATCTTTCAAGTAATGGTAATAATGCTGTGCCTAATTGTTCTTTGGCTTCATCTATAGCAACTCTAACTCTTTTCATACGACCCTCAAAAGTGTTAGCTGCTACATCTGCTTGACCAGCAAAAGTTTCACTTAACGATTTGACAGCTGCATCAAAATCTTTAGATTTAATTATGCTTTCATCAAGAGGAACACCAATACGTTTTAATGAACCAAGGTTTCCGTCTAGGCCTTTACTTAAGGCTTCGGTAACTGTGGCAAGGTCTTTACCTGTACCTGCAGAAATGTCTAGTGCAAGTTGTTGTAATGCTTGGGCTTTTGTAACGTCTTTAGTTGACCTAACTAATCTGTCAAGTGATGGACGTAATTCGTCATCTGTCACACCAGTAGCAAGTGCTGTTTTTTCTATGTATTGTTCAACACCTTTGATTTGGTCTTTTGTTGCTTTAGTTGTATTTTCTAAAGTCTTGGCTAATATTGCTTGGGCTTTTTCATCTTCAACAGCTGCTTTAACAGCGTCAATACCAATCTTAATAGCCATAGCCCCAGCTGCAGCACCAACAGCAAGAAACGCTGCTGCGCCTTTCTGTAGAGCATTATCTAATTTACTGCTAAAAGTTTTTGTTTCTTTATCGGCTTTATCTAGCCCTTGAATAAAATCTTTAGTGTCGGCAAGTAAAGCAAGTTTTAACGACCTAATCTCTGCCATTTAAGCTGCCCTACCTTTCCACTCGTTTGCTATTTTTTCATAGCCTTGTAACCATTCGCGTACAATAACTGGTTGAAAACGTTCCAAAGCAACAAATATAAACCAGCCACGATTACCTTGGCCTTTACGTGGGCTACGTGGTGGGAACTGCTTTAGTCTGTTAGAACCAAATTCTGTACCAAATAAAAGAGTACCAGCCTTTGCACCACTTCGGGTAACTTTTGTATTACCACCCATAGTAAAGTTAGGTGCTTTGTCTGACCTGTTAATTTTTAACGATTTCATTATAGCGTCTGCTTGTGCAGGATTCGGTGCATTGTAAGCGTATGCTGTGACAAATTTGGCTGCGCGTTCTGCTAAATCATTAGCAATCTTTTTCATATCATTCTTAGCAATATCGTCCATTTTACTAAACGTGGCTAAAAGAGAACGTAACTCGTAATCATCAACTTTAACCCTGATAGTTCTTTTACTGTTGCTGGTTTTACCAGCTACTGCATTAGCCATTAGTTCGCTCGTTCAATATGTCTATAGCTGTAGCCCATATATCGGGTTCTGCATTGAGCCAATAATCTGGTGTTATCCCAGTTGCTATTGCTAATTCTACTGCTGTGCGCCCGATACTTCGGGCTTGGTAAAATTTGCTGTCTCAAAATCAGAAGCTGCAATATCGGTGACTTTGCTTTTCCAAGTTTCAAAGTTTTCAACCTTTTTGGTAACACGTTGTTGAATTTTGTGACCCAAGAATAAAAGAAGTGTGTTACTTGGTGTGCTTTCTTCAATAAGTATTTTAACAATTGACTTACCTGAATATAGTTCTTTTTCTGCAAGTGAAAGTTCGATTGGTCTAGTCCATTCTTCAAATTTCTCACCTGTTTCTAATTCCCACGTTAATTTAAGTTTTAGCATTTGTGTGCCCCTGTTCTGTTTGTTGTTGTTACGCTGTTAGGTCTTCTGTTGGGATACCGACGACTTGTAGTGATACTGAACAAGTTTGTGCGTCTGCACCTGAAGCAGAAACTGGTGGGTATTGTGGTAATACTGTACCAGTTAAAGTTACACCAGTTGTTAAAGTTAGCACAAAAGCAAGTGCTGTGTCTGGTGCTGACTCGGTTGCGTCCCATAGTGCTTTGTATAAGCTGTCTGGGCTTTTACCTGCGTCGTTCAAGAAGTTGATATCAAGAGTGACGTTTGAGTCAATGTATTTGTAGGCTTTGCCTGCAAGAGTGTCAAATGTTAAACGTTCGGTATCAAAGTTGATAGCAGAATCTAAAATTTGTTCACTATAATTCTTTGTAGCAATAGTTAATGTTAAACTACGACCACTTAAAATAGTTGTTGCCATTTCGTACCTTTCTTAGCCTGTGTAGGCTGTTTGTAGTTGTATTTCAGCACTTAATAAATCTGTACTATTAGTGCTTCTAATTCTTGGGCTACTCACAGACAAGATTATCCAACTTGTCGGAATAAGTCCAAGGATTGTTTCTATATCATCTTCCAAGTTTGTTAGCGCGCTTGGGTTTGAATACGTTGTGCTAACTACTTCTAGTGTTAGACGTACGTACCAATTCTTGTTGTTACCTATTACTACTGGTTCTAAATATGGGTCACTAGCTAAAATTAGTGCTGCTGGTGGAATAATTATTTCTGGTACGTGGTCGTATGCAGAATAGTTTGTATTTGATGTGATTGCTGTTTTAAGGCCTGCACGTAGCGTACTAAGAGCCATAGTTAACCTACTTGACTATTAGAGTCAATATATTTACTAATTAAACCAGTAACTTTGTACAAAAGGGTTCTGCCCATTTTGAAAGGGGCAGGCGTAAAATCTAAAGCTTGAGAAGTACCACCTGCAGCTAGTCTTGATTGGAATACATCTATAGCAATTTGTAGCACAGCTTCTTCTACAGCTGCTACGCCGTCATATTGTGATAAATCGTTTTCAGCTGCAATACCATTAGGTATAACGTTGTAATATTCGGTGTGAATTGGTGCACCTGTTGTTGTGATTCTAAAAGTGTATGGGTCTACTATTTCTGAAATTGTTTTGTTGCCGTTTACGTGTGCTTCAACACCTGATATGGCTACTGTTTGTCCGTCATAAAATTTGTGTGGTCTTGTTGTGTGTATTGTTGTTTCTGTTGTTGTTGCTGAGTAATGTTTGTCGATTCCGACTTTCCATTGAATAAGAAAATCACCTATTGCGTCTTCAGCTGTGTTAATTATTGCGTTAAGAGCTGTGTCATCGTAAAGAGTATTTGGAACGCCAAGTACAGCTCTTAACTGTGCTGCTGTTACTAATACTGGCATTTTATTTCCTCTCGGTTAGGGTGAGGCTAGCCACAGGGGCGAAACTAGCCTCACGATTTAGTGGTTTATCAGGACTTGTTAAACCAGTTTGCGCCAGCTGCAATTTTTGTAGCAAGGGCACCAAATCCGTAGTAATTTACATCGATTTGGCCAGTATTGATTACTGCTGTGCGTAGTGACAATCTTGGTGATTCGTACCAAGTGTATGAATCTGGGTTTAATACAACCATTGAATAGTCGCCTAAACCAGTTCCACCAGTTCCAGTCATTGAACGTGATACATACATATCAAGTCCAGCAATTTGACCACGTAAACTTTGTGGGCTTACTGCGCCACCAGCGTTGCTTGGTTGTGAAGCTGTGTAGATTGGTCTGCCTGCTTCGTTGTAACCCATAATTTTACCCCATTGTTGAGGGCTAACTACAACGTTACGAGCAAAACCAAGTGAAGCTGAATAAACAGCTGCAGCTGCTGAGGCAACGTATTCAAGAAGACCTGTTTTGTCTTCGGTTGTTGCTGTTGCGTTTAGTGTACCTGCGTTTGCAACTTCGCCCATTACGTATGCGTCTGTTGCTTTAGCGTATGCAAATTCCATTTGACGTACAAGTTCATCAAAAAATACTGGTGAGCTTCTGTCTAATAATTCAACTGACAATGTTTGTTGTCCACCAAATTTTTTAACTGCAACTGATACGAATGAAGAAGCTGTATCTGTTTCTGATAATGCTGCTGCTTCGTCTGCTTGTGCAACTGTTGGTGCTGTTGTAATTTTTGGAATTTCAAAAGACATACCTGATGCTGGAAGTGTTGCGCGTGAAAGTGCGTCAATAAATCCTCTGTCAGCGTTTGCAATTCCGTTAATTACTTCGGTTGATTGTGGGGTTGGAATAAATGCTGAGTTGTTGGAAGTTGTGTCAGCTGCCATAACGTATTGACGGCTGTCTTCGTTTCCAAGTGCTGCACGAATGTTGTGTTCTAAATATGAACCTTTAGAAACAATTGGGCTTCGTGGTGCTGTGAAGATTGCAGGACGCGCGTTGCGTTCTTGGGCTTCAACAGCTGGGGCTGCAACTTCTGCTGCAACTTCCTCTACTACTTCTGGGGTAACTTCGTTTGACACGATAGTTTCCTCGCTTTCTGTTGGTTGTGAAATATCTGCGCTTGCAGCTACTTCGGTTATTTGGGCATATTCGCCAAATGCTGGGAATGTAACGTGTGAAACTTCTCTTAGAGTTGCTTCGTTAACAATTACTTGTTCACCTTTTGTTACATAGTCGTCAATCATTGCGCCTACGCTAAAGCCAGTTCGTAAACCCTCTTGTGCTTCAGCTAATGCGTCGTCTCCTGCATTGGTTCGTGCTATTTTGAATGTTCCGACAATTCCTTTGTCGTCTTCTTCATATCTTGATAATTTACCTATTGGTCTAGTCATATCGTGTTCGGTAAAAAGTTTTATACCCTCACCGATTTTTAATGAGCCTTGTTGAAAAACAACATCACCCATATTGGTATGTCCTACCTGACCAAAAGGAACAATAACGCCTGTTAATTCACGTTTTGATGAATTAGCCGCGATAATGTCGGTTGAGAATTTAATAAAATTATTCATTTATCAAATCTTCCCTTTCTCTTGCTTCCGAAATGGTCATTACACCTAACGGAATAAGTTTTGCGTATATTTCACTTCTTTCAATTGCTGATGGTGAATAAAATTCCTCAAGATTGAATTTAACTATTGACCCCCTAGGCGTAATATCATTTTCGGATAAACGCTGGGTAATACAAGTCATTAAAGGTCTTAAAGATAAATCTATAAGGCTTCTGCGTTCAGCTGTAACGTTTGAATATGTCATTGAAGCTGCGCTGCCACCTAAATAGTATTCAGGAAGATTACAAGCCCTAGCAATTTCGGAAGCCATATATTGGCGACTTTGATTTAACGTTAATTGTTCTGGGCTAAATCCTACGCTTTGAAAATCAACTGTATCGTTGACAAAAGCAGTCGCGCGATTGTTGCGTGCTTCTTTCCAAGAATTTAATAGGGCTGTAACTCTTTCTGCTGGCATTGGCAAATTTGATTTTAGAATCATAGATGGACTTGGTTCGTCAGCAAAACGTTTTACGGCTTTTTCAAGACTTAAAGCAGTATTTATTGTTATTCCTGCTCTTATAAGTAATCCCTCATCGTAACCAGTAAACGGAATTAAAGAGCCAAGACCATTTTCAGGTACACGATTGCCGTCTACGCTGTAATATCTAACGTTATGTCCTGTTGCATCTAAGGTTCTTGTAACGCGTGATGTTGAAATCCATTCAGCTGACAAAGGTCGTCCGTCTGTGCCAAGTTCAAGTATTCTTAAATATCCTTGACCTGTAAATAATAAATCTTCTGCAAGAAATGTATATACAGATTGTCCAGTCATACGTGGGTCTGGTTGTCTAATAAAAGGTGGGGTCGGAACTTTACTATTGTTTGATTCGCGTCTAACTTCTAAAGGTAATGAACCGATAGTTGCACAAATAATGTTTCTGGCTCTTGCCACTGCTGGAACTTGCATAGCTTGTGCTCTGGTAATTGAAGATAAACCAAAATAGTCAAAAGGTTGAGCGTACTGTTGATAATTGTATGGGGCTACAGCAGCATCAACTTTGTTTACGCTGTTATCTGGTTCAATACCAAGAAGATTTTGAAAGAAGCCCATAACTTCTAATTCTTTACCAAATCGTTATAATAGTCAAGCACCTAAGCAACTACAATATCCTGATTTTGTGACCTGCCACCATATTCGGTTGCTTTATGAACGGCCAAAATCATACTTATTGCAGCTGTTGAAACTTTACGTCTCATCACATACCAAGCGCCTGTATCGTTTGTTTTCTTAATGCAAGAATTAACACTTGAAGTTAAGTCAGGCTGGTTGGAATGAGCCAAACGACCCCCTGACATACAACTAAGCACTTCATCACAAGCTTGATAATATTTTGACCCTTGAATAACTTCTGCGTTTATTCCTGATTGACGTAATTTAGCTACTACAGAGTCACCTGTAAACCTGTTAGCCACTACAGCTTCGGCGTTATAATGTTTTGCCCATTCTGATATGCGACCTGCTATATGTAAATCATCTATTGGGTTATCTGATTCAACAAATTCCATTAAACCTACAGCTATAGTTTTGTCTTCTAGTATTTGTGCACCTGTTAAAGCCCAAGTGTTGCGCTCTGGTGATATTTCAACACCAAGCCAAGTAGGTCTGTCTGGTTTTAGTTCAAGGTTTGGTTGCATACAAGTATTCCAAGTTCCCATTTGCCAAGCACCATTCATTGTTTCTACCCATTGGCATAAAACTTCTGTTTGAAATATTTCTGGTGGGTCACTTAGTCTGGCTTTAATGGCATCTACAGTTATTGTTCTTCCAAGTGCTGGGTTTGCTTCTTTCCAACCCTCAATGTCTGATAATTTCCTGTTTGGTGAGGCTGACCATTCCATAAAACACATTGGGTCATCTAAATTTTTTTCTATTTTGTCAAGTGCTCGTTGTCTCATAGCGTTTAGCACTATTGAGTAATGGTCGCCAGCATTACTGATACCCCAAAATTGTGAATTTGGTCTGGCGTTCATTGTGAACACAAGTGCAGAATAGGCATCATAGGTTTTTTGTTGTCGTAACTCGTCGAGTATGACTAAATCACTTGACAAACCTCTTGCGCCACCTGAATTACTTGCTACAATTTTGTAACGCATACCATTTTTTAGTTGTACTTCTTCACGGCCGTTAGCCCTTGTTACGTGTTTAACTTTTCGGCGTAGCCAATCATAATTATCTATAACTTCAACAACTTTTCTAAAAGTTTCTAATGATAAGTCCCTTGTCTGAGCTGAGGCTATTTGTAATTCTTCGTCCCAAAGGAATAACCCTGCAAGGATACGCATACGAAGCAAATGTGTTTTGCCATTTTGTCTAGCTGCAATAGCCAGCACATTTTTGTAAGCCCAATTGCCGTCTTCTCTAATTTTACTAGCTTCATCTATTAGATATTGTTGCCATTCCATTAACGGCATATCTATTTGCCGAGCAAACTCAGCGACTTCGTTACCCCTAGTTGGGAGAGCTAGTGGTGTGGTCTGAATTCTCGGGGTTGAGTTTCCTAAGGTTGTCAATTGGGTCTTCACCTGTTTCTAACTCTGGTTTTTCTTTACGTCCATACAAGCTAAGCCCATACTTATCTAAGATTTGTTGCAACTGCCCCATATATTTAACTTCTTCAACAGGTTTCAACGTACCACCGTCAAGTACGCCTGCCAATGTATATGCCATAGCCATTCCTGCTG